ATCAGACTTATTCAAACCAGCTACTTGTCTAACCGCAGGGCTAGCCATCTACCAGTACGGTGTAGACCGTTACGGTTTCGGGTGGGGTCCGTGGGCTATCAAACCATAGGCTGAACAGCATGAAGGGAAGGCACACAACATCATGGGCATGCGATAGATGCAGTATGCGCTTGCTCACCCATGTAAAAGTTTCCGAACCACCAACCCATGTTTGTCTTGGGCGTGATAGGAATAGCACAACAAACAATATTCATCCAATGAAAGAGGAAACCAAATGAACAACATCACCAAACGGTGTACTCAGTGTTCTTTGGAAGTTTCCATTTCGGATTTTTCACCGCAGAAATTTGGCAAACATGGTGTGAAATCGTGGTGTAAGCAATGCTCTAACAAACACAACAGGATTTATTCCAAGAAAAATCTTGCCAAGCGTAATGAATACAACAAAAAATGGGCAGAAAAAAATTGGGATAAATTTCAAGATAGAAAGTTTGTTTATAAGTACGGCATTTCTTACTCGGTGTATTTAGAAATGCTCGATGAGCAGAATAACGTATGTGCTATATGCGCTGAACCAGAATCAAGAACAACTAAAAACGGTCAGACTTTGTGGTTGTCAGTAGACCATGACCATTCGTGTTGTTTGGGAGAAAAGTCGTGTGGTAAATGCGTCAGGGGTTTACTTTGTTGGAGGTGCAATACATCCATCGGTAAATTCAACGACGACGTTTATCTCATTGAAAAAATAATCACCTACCTAAAAAGGAAAAAAAATGACTAATCAAATTACGATTGTCGGCAACGCTGGCAAACCCATCGAATTGAAATACACAGCATCAGGATTAGCGCAAGGCTCGTTCACTGTTGCAACAACATCAGGTAAAGATGAAAAGAAAGTAACCGTCTGGCACAATGTCACCGTGTTCGGTCAGATGGCAGAGCATGCAGCGTCATCCATTGAAAAGGGTAGCCGTGTGTTTGTTATCGGCAAGCTTGACATCTCATCATATGAGGATAAGAAAACTGGTGAGAAGAAGTGGACAACAAAAATCTTGGCAGACGAAATCGGTTTGACAGTCAGGTTCAATGCTGTGTTCGCAGACAAGACCGACCAAACCATGAAGCAAGTCACCCAGAAGTTTGGTGCTGTGCCGTTCTTGGGCGACGAAGAAGCGTTCTGATGTTCACAGATTTCGGCACATGGCTAAAGGCTGGCATGGACAACGGGTGGATTTCACCGCCTGTTTGTTACACCCATGACGGTATCCCGATGTCCATTACAGAGGACGCAGAGTTCACTGACGGTTCAGACCCTTGCATACACATCATCAGATGTTATGAGGATAAGCAACAGAAGGAACAGATTGAGGCGAACAGTTTCCAAACTGTGTGGCGTAACCCATTCAGAGATGAGGACTATGAAGGGAGCTGAGGTATTACTAGAGGCACACAGTCTTATCACAGGCGACAGACATGACGCTTACGCTCACCCTTTAGAGGATTACACACAGACCCGCGACATCTTCAAGGCACTCACAGGTATCGACATGACTGTTGAGCAAGCCATCTTGTTCATGGTGTCAGTCAAACTGTCTCGTCTTAGGACAGCGTTAGATGAGGGCAGATGGGCGCATGACACAGTAGTGGACACCGCAGGGTATATCGGTTGCTTGTCAATGGTGAACGCCAAACAGATTGACAACCTACTGGGCGAGGTTGGGTGATGGTGCAGAAGGGCGAACGCAAACCATGCCCGTGTGACTATCCGATTGGGAAAACACCCCTCGTGTGTGGTAAACCTGAAGAAGATGACGACGACTGAACTCCCTGATGGCACATGTGTCTACCCTTGTGGGCATGTTGGCATATGTGACCATTGCGGAACAATACAAAAAGCTGTCGCAGTGTGGACAGATTTCGAGATAGATGGATGCGAATGTTTATGCCATGTGTTACGGCAACATCTCGCCACGACAAAGAAGAAGGGCAAAAAGAAATGACAATGCACCCTGCATGGTATGACAAGGCGAACTGTAAAGGTATCGGCGGGGAAGTGTTCTTCCCTGAGCCACAGATAGGTGTGAACCACCGAGATTTTTTTGATGAGGCACAGGCGTTCTGTAACAAGTGTACGGTTCGGTCAGCTTGTCTAGAATATGCAATGGAATGTGAAGCCAACGACATTCGCAGGTTCGGTATGTTCGGTGGGCTTACCCCGCGTCAGCGTGATGCGCTGGCTAAGAGGCGTTCGGGAAAGTGAAAAGCCCCACTACGACACAGAGAAGGGGAAATCTGTGGAGCGGGGCAATTCAACTTGTAACTCTAACACATTATTTCTTGTAGCGTATCACCTTGTAGTTTGCGTGGCGGTACAGCATTGAGTTGTCTGCTGTGGCTTCGGCTTGGTCTTTGCACTTGAATAGGTATGCCTTCGCAGGGTGGGGGGTAAAGGTGTAGCCGTCATATTTGTGACAGCCACGCCAGTACCCGTACTCCCTGCTACCTACCACTTTGACTACGACATACAGTTTGCGGGGGCGTTTGTATTGTCCCTGTTTGCGGTAGTTCCGTTGCCATTTCCATAGTCGATACTTAGCTGTCAGCTTGTTGCTCATACTGCTTCATGTCATCTATCAACACTGTCCAACCCCAACGCTTACGCAATATGGATACCACTTCACGGGCTGTTGGTTCGTTGGTTATGTACTGATGTACCCATTCTTCAATGATGTCGCTCGCTGTTTTCATACCTGCACCTGCTCATTCAAGTAAGTGAGAGCCTTATGCAATGCGATAGCACAGTCTTCTACACCGTCAAGGTATTCGCCGTCACCGAGGTAACCGCTTTGCCATGAGCGTGTGTTCTCATTCCATACCGTGCCATTAGGTAGCACATCATCTTCTACATCAGTCTCGTGATACCAAAGCTTTTGGTTCGGGTCATAACAGATAACGAAGATATGTTGTGGGTCTGATTTTTGGGTTAGGTCATAGACTTTCATTTGCCTAACCCCCAACTTGGGTGCGCTCGCATTGCACGCTTGCGCTTTACGGTGATGAGTTTGTGTGTGCTGTAGCCGATAGCGAAATACAGTACGGCTATTAGTATTGCGCTCATTCTGCTGTCTCCAATGTGATTAGTGTGTCCATGATTTCCCAGCCAGCTTCTATTGAACGGTCATGTAATCCATTGCTGATTTTGCTTAGCATTTCACGACATTCGTTTTCTGATTTGTATGGCAGTAATGATTGGACATCTTCCCATGACCATCTGATTACTACTGTGTCTTCTGTGTTCATTCTTTACCGTCCATGTATGTTGCGATGACTGCACGCTCTGTGTATCCGATTACCTGTGCTTCGCTTGCGGTGGTGATGTAGTCCATCGCAGACACCCCGACAAAGTTGCCATCGTAGGTATCTACTGCCACCAGCATGGTGATTTCAATTAGTTTCGTGGTCTCTAGTGTTTTCATTGTGCTGTCTCCTTGTCTTGCATGCCCTGCTCAATAAGAAACTGGGCTTGGTTTAGTTGCTCTAGCATTGCGAATGTCCGCATCGGGCGTAGCTCGCCCAGTCGTACACCCTCACTTAGTAGAAAACGGAGGTCTTCAAACCCCCGAATAATCTCTGCCTGTATTGTTTCCTTGCTCATTGCTGTTCTCCTTCGTTGTTGTTGGTTTTTTCCATTACTACGCAGTAGCAGACATGGCATAGCTGGTATTCGTCCATCTCCCCTACCTCCGTTAGTTCTTGACCGCATTCTTTGCAGCTCATTGCTCTTCTCCTTCGTTGTATGTTTCTTGGTTAAATAGATAAGCAAGCAAGCTTGCGCGTAACTCTTCATAGCTTGTTATATGCATTGTGTGTCCCCTCGTTGTCATCCTGAAATTCGTATTTCAAATTCATCTTTATTGATGTAATAAAAACAGTCGTTTGCATTCTCCATTGCTTCTTCTTCGTCTTCAGCTTCAACCAACACGGAGCAAATAATTATTACTAAATGTTCGTCTCCCTCTAAGCTGAAATTTTCCGCGACTTCGCATGTGACTTGCTCGGGATATGGTGCATTGCTTTTGCACAAATTCCATACCGCTAAATCTTCAGCGGTTAGTTCTTCGTCTACCAATTCCACATCGTCAAATTCAAAATCGCGGCGACTATATAAACCACCGTAGAATTCTTCTTTGATTCTTGCGACTGCTTCCGCTTGTGATTTTGCGTGAATCTTTTCTAGATTCCACACGGATACTGTGTATTTATTCATAACTCCCCTTGTTTGTTGATATGTCTAACCGTAGTACACCCATTATTAGATGTCAAGGATTATCGCGTCGGCTTGGTGCCATGCTTCGCCGTTACCGTCCACGGGGGTCAGCTTGTAGTCAAGATTCCCGTAGCGGTTCCGCGCATCGGTAACCGTGACCGCGAATGTTAACGCCGTACCCGATACCCGAAGCTGTCCGCGCTTGCCGATATTCTGTGCTAGTTCTTGTGCCGTTGCCATTATTCGCCCCGTTTCTTTTCGTCATATTCGCGGTGGAATTCTTGCCATTCGCCGTTGTGATAAACCTTTATGTACATTAGAAAATCTTCTAGTTGTAAGATGTGTTCTTGTAGTTCGCGTTTAGTTTCCATTGGTCACCCCTTTAGAGCCATTCGGATAAATCGCCATCGGCTATGTCTTCATAGTCAAGCCCGTTGGCATCGGCGATAGCCTGCCATACATCATGCTCTATGTCGTAGATGGGTCTCCGTGTCATGTCCATATCTATGTTAAGTATCTCTCTATTAATCATTGCTCACCCTCCTTGGGTTTATTGTCTAGGCGTTGTGCCTAGTCGCTCCCGCCGTCATCGTGAATGACGCGCCGCCTACGCGGTACGGGATTAGAGCTACCACCCGCGGCGGTTTATCTGCTCCCTACGGCGTAGCACATTGGCGTGGTTACGGTGCCACCGCTCCGCGCGTGTTGGTCTACTGTCAAGATATGCGCGCAATATGTACGCGCCCCATAGCGGGAATGATAAGCAGATAGCCGCGCCCGCGATACCTACGGTGTCTAGTGTTGTCATCGTGTTAGCTCCTTGTCAGTGTGTCGCCAGTGTTGGATAGTTGTTAGCTCTTGGATGCATTGCCCGCAAGGTGTCGCGGTATGTTGCCGCATAAATTCGCGTAAACGCTCTACACATTGCGCGTATCGTTGCGCGTTCGGTTCGTCTCCGTCTATTTTCGGGTGGCAATATTCGCC